TTTTGTAACTCAAAACCAACTTGCTACAGCTGCTGGGTTAAGCAAAGTTGCTTGTGCAACTGCTCACGCTGAGATGGAATCAGGAAATATTAGTTTCACTCGCGTACTCAATGTTTTGCCCAATGTAAGTCTGAGCACGGTGAGTCGGAAAGTTAAATTCCCAGACGCGGGAACAGAGACCTTGAATTGTCTGTTGTCCACGACCCGCTTTACGGAACCAGGTGACTGTGGATCTTTATTGGTTTCACTAGACGAACTATCCCAAGACACCTGTCTTATTGGTGTTGTAGCTGCTGGAAATTCGAAAAACTCTCATTGCTGTTCTCACAAGAGAGTATCTAGCCAATCAACTCGACCAACTCTACGAAACTTGTTCCTATTTGCCACGGAGAAAGGTTCCCAAGGCTGTTGCTCTTGGTGCTTTACATGTTACCCACATGCTTGAGAAGGACTTACAAGAGTACATCTCAAGTGTTCCTGTTGGAATCGTGACGCCAGTTCCTCAAGCAGAAGAAGACAACAATACCGATCGACGTTCGAGCTTAGCTCATGTCACGGACGCTAATGGTCAGTTGTTCTTTCCAACCGATGTGACTAAAGCTGTAGTCCGCAATACGAAAGAGGATCTTGATAAAGGTCTTGCTAACGTTCGCAAAGCAGCCTGCGCAAAGTTGGAGTTCGCCCAAGAACCTCTGAAGGGTAATGACCTAGAAATTCTCAAATCTGTGGCGCACGATTATCTCGAGTCTACTTTTTCTACCTGTAAGTCAACCAAACTCAGAGAGTCTCTCTTGTCATACCAAGAATGTGTGGCTCCACCACCAAACACTGGAATGAATAACATGGAATTGAATTCGTCGAATGGCTGGCCCATTAGTGGAATAAAGAAAGATGTGATCAAGATAAATGGAGATCGCACTGTGACATTTGAACCCAAATTCTTGTCTGATCTTGAAGCCTATGAACGTGATCTGTTATCCGGTGATTATGAAGCCTGTTGTTATGTGGATGCTCTGAAAAATGAGTTGAGACCTCTGGGTAAGGAACGACGCCCCCGCTTATACAGCCGTGCCCCGGTCTTTTTAACTATTCTATTCCGCCGCTATTTCTGGCAGGCTATCGAGTGTCTTCGGCGTAAGCGAATCGAAAACGGAGTCGCTGTCGGTGTTAATTGTTTCTCTCAAGAATGGAATCTCATCTTGTC